AACTTATCTCCGTTGTGTCCTATCAACTCCGAAGCAGAGTTTGCTACCTCAATAAAACTTTGCAGCATTCTTTTGTCGTTCTGTTTGCTATCCCATTGTAAAAAGTAAACTTCTTTTTCGTCCTCCCATTTGTAACAAATACAAATGATAGCACGTTCTTGTATAATGCTATCGGGTGTTATGTTTAGCTTGTAACCTGCACTCCAGAAAAAGCCAACATTGGGCGAGGTTTCGATGTCAAAGAATAGGCGTTTGCGTTTGGTTTTGAGCATTGTTTATTTTTTGCTGAATTTATCTATTGTGGTGTAACCCATAGCAAATAGCGTAAGATACAAGACCGCATCTACCAGCTTATCGCTTGGGTTAATTTTTAAGATTATGTTTAAGAACAAAGAAATAAAAAGACAAATGCTGCCAAGCATAGCCACTACTCTTTTGTGGCTTATACTGTTGCTTTCGTCTGATAATAAATTAACTAATATAGTTCTAAAGTTGCTCATACAGTTTAGCCTCAGCCTCTCTCCGCCTCACTAATCCTTTAAGCACCACGTTGTTTGCTCTTGTCCACTTCATAAATTCAGCCTTAATAGAAGGGTCTTTAGGGTTTGCATTTACCTTTCTAAGTAAAGTGCTATTCTTTAAGTTCCCTATTCCTGCATTGTAACCAAACGAAACAATCGCAGAAAAATTGTTATCGCTCAATAAACTTTTTATTAAAGGTTTTATTTGATTGATAAAATCTTCGAGTATATAATCAAACAATTCGTCTGCTCTTTCCTGAGTAATTACATCGCCTTGCTTGACCTTTGTGCCATCTTCGTACCTGGTGTTACCCCAACCTATTGTCCAATGCTTTGCACTACATTGGTAAGCTTTTAACTTGCAGCCTTCGAACTGCTTTATTAAGTCCTTCCCTGCTTTGTTTAGTTCCATAATCTACGCCAATAAGCTAAAATTAATATAATGGCTATTATTAGACCTATTAGAGCCTTCCAAAAGTTATTTGCGGTAGTTACCTTGCTTTTATCTGCAATCGAAATTTGAGCCGTTTCTGTGCGAGAGCCGTTTCTGTGCGATTAAACGCTATCGTGTCTTTTTTAACTAAGCTATTATCGGTTTCCTTTTCTTTTGTCTGGTAAACCCACTTAGTTACTATTTTGGGAACTACTATAATGCTATCCTTTGTAACACGGATTGTATCATAGATAGTAACCTCTTTTGTAAATACCTGCTCCTTTTCTATAATCTTGGTAACACTATCATAAAAAGTAAGATGCACGGAGTCAATCTTAGTTGTCCCCGTGCTATCAAATCTCTTTTCGAACTTCTTAACCGAAGCGCAAGATGTAAGTAATAAAGCTAAAAGTATTATTCTCATTTTAGTTTCTTGGTCATTTTCCAATAGTATCTAATAGCCATACCGCCAGAAACAATAGCAACCAAACTCGCCAACAATGTGAATAGTGGTTGAATACTTGTAATGCTTAATGTAGCACTTACTAAGGAAACGATTGTTGATTGGTCTGCTTGGTTGTTATTTGCCATTTATAGTTCGATGTCTTCTTGTTTGTTAAATTCTATGCCGTTAGTCCAATCTTCTAAGAAAGTAAAGTCCTCTAAGCCGTTAGGATTGACTACGTTAATTATTACAAAGTCAAATTCTTTATCATTTAAGGCTTCAATATCTTTGGTAAGCTTCTTAATGCCTTCCTTAGAATACTTGTAATTTCCTTTTTCGTCTAATAGTAAGCAGTCCTTATCGTCTGTCTGTGCATTGTCTAAACGTAAGATTTCAACTTCGGCTTGGTACTCTTCGTGGTAGGCTTTAACCTTCTCGTAGATTTTAAAAAGCTTCTTTTGTGTCTTTGTGTCCTGGTTGCCAATTACGACATTAATGCTGCTTACTAATTGTAGTAGTTGTTTGTACTTCATAGTTGTTTTTTTTGTAAAGATATATTAAGGATTTTGAAACGGCAAAGGCAAAGATATAATCTTTGGATTGATTTGTTCTGCTATCTGGCTATCTAAGTTCTCGTCTAAAGATACTTGGTCAAGTCCTGCTTCTAACCAACCGCATACCATTTCATAAGTTACATCTTCGTAAGGTACAAAGTCCGCAGGGTCAGGAGAAGCTACGCTTAACGTACCATAAACTTCTGCAAAGTATGTTTTATCGTTTTCTACTTGCTCCGCTTGGTATCTCCAATGTATTACGCAGATAACGTCTGTTAAACCTTCTGCATCTTTAGGGTAACTGTCTAAAGAACTAACCACCCATTTGTAAGTTGTTGCCATTATTTATTTTTTATTTATTATACAATCATTAATACTCCTGCTGATACATAAATATCTCCACTTGTTAAACCTGCACTTGATGTTGGTAAACCTACTATTGAAAGTTTACTTCCCGGATTTGTTTTGTTTATACCTACGTTACCTGATTGGTTTATCGTCATTACATTATTAGCAGGTAGTCCACTTGTAATTGCTCCGAAGCCAAAACTTATTCTAGCATTTGCTCCACCGCCATTGTTTAAATTAGTTATATTAACATAGCCTGAATTTTGTGCTGCATAACTAAAAGCACCACCTAAAAGAATTTACACCGCCTACTTGAATAGTACCTTCAACATAATTATTACCTGCTCCGCCTGTTTGATATACTTGTAGGTTTGTTGTTGGAGAAGTTGTACCTATACCTACGTTACCAATATGATTTATCCTCATTCTTTCGGTTGCACCAGAATTTGGTGAGGTATAGAATCTTAAATCAGATTGGTCAATACCAGCTACACTATAAGAACGAATCTCTCCACCATAACCAACATAAGAAGCACCGGCACCAGCTGAGAACATTGCTATTCTTCCGTAAATTATACCAGCACCTGTTTGATTTGTAGATACCGATAAAGAGCCATTTATTATTTCAAGTTTTTCCGTTGGCGATGTCGTACCAATTCCCAATCTACCACTCGCATCTAACGTCATTGCTTGGGTAAAGGATATAGCGTTACCTGCCGTTCCTGAAGGGGCGGTTTTCCAAATATGCTGACCTGATGCTTGTTCATATTCAGATGCAAAACCATTATTTACATAAGTTCTAACTCCACTTGTATTGCTAAATGAATTTTGAACCATTAAAAATGCAGTTGTACTAAAGCCCCATAAAGAGCCTGCATTCATTTGTAACACTCTAACATTTGTACTTGTGTCCCACGCACTCGGTGTAACTCCTAATCCTAAATTGCCTGAAGTATTTAATACAAGTTTATTGTCAGATATTGATGTACCTATTTTTAAAGAATAAGATGCAGCACTATCAGGATTAATATACCAGTTATTTGTATTGTCGGTAAATTGAAGGATAGAATTACCTGCACTTGTACCACCTGTTGCAATTTTTAATCTTGCATTTGAAGATGAAGTATTACTTGTATTTTGAAATTCAAAAACGTTACTTGCTCCACTATTTGCAAAAGCAACATTTATACCACTTGCAGTTTGTTCAACAATACTATCTCCTATTGTACTTGCACCTGTAAACTTAGGTAGGTAGTTAGTAGTACCGCTTCCCGTTACTGGATTGGTTAAAGTATTTTGCTTTGCGTTTAACTGCGTTTGAATAGAACTCGTTACGCCCTTAACATAACTTAACTCGGTTAAAGAAGGGTAAGTAGATGTAGATAGTGAAGCGATGCTATATTGAGATGCCCAATAAGTAAGCGTGTCTTGTGTACCTGAAGTAGTACCTAAGTTACCATTAACATCTGCAAAAACGCTACCTGAAAGGGTTGTAATTCTTGCACTTGTTCCCGTGATAGCAGCAGCCGTTAAATTGTTACTTCCTAAGTTTAAGTTAGTAGTTGCGCCCGTGTATGGAACGTAACCCGTAAGCGAAGGTATGTCAGTTGTAAGTGCAATAGTTCCCGTTGCTCCTGGGAGCGTATAAGTATAAGTTCCGTTTGTTAATGTGCTATCAAACCTAACTTGATTAAAAAACCTTGTAACACCTGAGTTACTAAACTCCGCATTACCATTTGTTAAGATTTTCAAGCCGTCAAATACGCCTGCGTTTTGATAACCTATCGCACTAAATACAGGGTCTACAATTATTCTTCCTGAAGTATAGCCACTTGCAGAACCCCATATGTTAAATTGCTGCCCGTTAATATCTACAACATTTGCAGTAGAACTTAATACCAAAGGTAAGTAAGTAGTAGCTGCTGCCGATGTAGTTAAGTAGGTAGAGTTATCATAAGTTATTGTCGTACCCGATGCTTTTACAAACCCTGTTCCGTTTAATTGTGCTTGTGGTGTGTAGCCTAAGATAGTCGCTATGCTTTTGTTTTTCCAAAGGCTTGTCGATGCTTCCCAAAATAACCCGTCATTGTTTGTAGGTGTTTGAGCAGCTACGTTATGAAGTTCGTCTAACTCGTAGCCGTTCTGTATCTTAACTTCTACAACCCCTTGTGTCGGGTGCGCCCTTACTACAATACCAACATAAACTAAGTGTTGAGGTGCGTAAGGTTTTGTACTTGTAAAAGTACCTGCCGTTGTAGGACTTAAATAAAGTTGAGTACCTTCTGTATATGCTTGAGTATCTAAATCGCTTATGCGACCTGCAACCACTACATATCCATTATTGTTATTTGTAATATCGTTTCGTACTATGCCATAAGTTTGTGCGCTTGTACTATCTCCCGTTGCTAAAGCCTTAGTAACACTTGGTAAGTTACCTTGACCGCCATTGATATAAACAATCGTTCCCTTTGTTAAAGTCGCTCCTGTTTTATTGTAAACCTCAGTAATTAAGTTTTGTGCTTCATTAATTACTCCAGGAAACGTAACTAAGTTACCTGCTCCGTTTATGTATTGAGTGCTATTACCTGCAAAAGCAAAAGCTAAAGTTCCCGATGTAGTTACAGGACTTCCACTTATCGTAACGCTATCGCCCGTAATAGATGCAGCTACGCTTGTAACTGTACCCACTGCACCGCTTGAACGCTGCCAAATAGTACCGCTATAAATAACATAATCGCCAACCGCAAAAGTAATATTACCTGCACCAAAGTTCACTGTTCCTGCTACGTTACAAATATAAACATCTCCCGTGTCGCCCGTTCCGTTTGCAAGTGTAGGCGTGTTAGTAGATGCGTTCCAAGTTCCTTTGTATTCCATAATAGAACTCGGTAATTGACTAATAGGCACTTTACCTTGACTATCTAAAGAAGCATAACCATTAGCGTTGCCCTTTTCACTTCTTAATTGATAAGTATCTAATAAAGCTTGTGAAGGAAATACCTCTACATAAGCACTGCCACTCCATAAATAAAGTTTCTGCGTGTCTTTAGCACAATAGATAACGTTAATATCGCCCACCGCAGGAAACCCTGCAAGATTAGTATAAAACGAAACCGCACCGCTAAATATCGCTCCTAATTGAGCAAGTGTAATCTTCTTACTTACTCCACTAATCGGGTCGCCTATAATAGTTAAATCAGTACTAACTGGTGCTAACTCGGTTGCTAATTGGTTAATCTTTTTGCCTATCATTATGAATAATTATAGATGCTCGGTACTGCGCATCTGTCGTTTAAGTAAGGTAATTGCATTGTAATATCTATCTTAACTCCTGCAAGATAGTCAGGGTCGCTTTCGGTAAAGTAAGTTAATGGAGCAGTATTGCCAATATCCCAAATAGCTTTAGGATAACGTAACTGAGCCACTATGTCTTGACCTACTAAAGTCATATCGCTAAGTACTTCGGTTTCGTTTGTTTCTTCCATTAACATTCTGTCCATAAAATAAAGGCTAAAATTATAGGTAATATTTGTAGCGTTTATAGTCGCACCTGTTAAAGTGTAGAACATAGCAGGGTAAGTAACCTCGCCATTAGACAAACGTTCCCACACATCGCCGAAGTAAACAAAGTTAATTTGTTCGTGGTCGTTTCCGAGTGTCGTTATTTGCTTTACTATTTGATTGAGTGTTAGGCTCATTCTTAATTTTTTCTAAATAAACACGAAGTTTATTTTGGTTTTTAATTGTTGTTACTTTACTCATAATTAGCAATCACTACAACCTCTATTCCCTTGATAAAGTTCCTCGAAGCTTTTACCTGCGCAGCAATCAAAGTCCCCTAACCAAATGCTCGTTGTATAAGCATCGTTCTCAGGGTGTATTGCATCAATGCCACTTCCAGGATTAAGGTACTCAGGATAAAGTGTAGAATATTCTTTTAGGTATTTAATCATTCTTTGCTTGTAGAACTCCGCTCTTGCTTTATATCTATTAGCCACGTCAATCATATCCTGCATCGAAGGTGCTTCCGTATTCTCTCCCGTTTTTCTTAGCAGTCCTTTATTGTAATATTGGAAAGATAAGCCAATAGGCATTTCACTAAGTACATAATGCACTAAAGTATCTGCTATGTATTGATCTAATAAGATAACCTCGTTTGCGTTTAAGTTGTTTGCCGTGATACCTGCTTGTAAGCGATTGTATAAAGCACTTCCAAGCGCAGGTAAGATGTACATATCCTGCGAAGTTTTAATTTCAGGCAATACAAGTTTCTCGTCTACGTTAGCGTGTAAGCCAGAGCGGTCTTTGATATTTTGAACCGATATGAATAATGTGTTTAAGCTCATTTCTTATTTTCTTTATTTTCTTTTCACGATATTGCTGCGCCACTCGTGCCTGCAACTTGGACTATGTGTGTTTGTTCCTGGCTTAGTATACCAACCGCCACGTCTATCCCATACGCTATAACCAAGCCTTGCACTCATTTGCTCAATCTCACTACGGCTATAAAACTTGTTAGCGGTAACTAAGTACTTGCAAAAAGGTCTGCTTGTATCTAAATCGCTATCGTTAAAACCTGCTTTCCACTCGTAAGAATAACGAATTAATATTTGCGAAGTTTGAGGCTTTATAGCTTCTACAATTTTACCAATAGGAGCAGTAAGTTCCCTTTCGATAATAATATTACTATCAATCCCTTTACCTTGTTTTACTTCATTTGTCTTAATAAACCCCTTGTCTATTAATAGATCAATAACACGCTTTACCGCACCTACATCTTCTTTTAAAGTGTCAGCTATTACTTCTGGAGTAATACGCTTATCCTTAACAATTAAATCTAAGATGTTAGATTGTAACTGCGATACATCTGCAAACATTTCAAAGTCCGCATCGTCGCTAAATCTTGATTTGCTTTTAAATACTTCGTAAGCACTTCTATCTTCTCCGAACTCAAAGAAAACTTGAAAGTCAGCTTCGTTAAATTCTAATTCCTCAGCACCTAACCAAGTCGAAACTTCCTCATCACTTAAAGCATAACCACCCTTAAGCATTGAACTTGCTTGTTCTCTTGTTATTTTGCCCTTGTTAAAATCTCTAATAATACGCTGCATATTTTGCCACTCACGACCTTTTAAGCCTTTAATATGCTCGTTCACACTTAAAGGACTTGCTGCCATTGGCTGCTCGGTTTCCGTAGGTAAGCCATATTGTGTAGGGTCAATACCTAACTTCTCCAATATCCATTCTTTAGGTGCTACTTCTTTAATTACGCTTTCGCTAAAGTCAATACCGATTGGGTCTACAGGCTGAAGTTTTAACTCCTCGGTAACTCCTGCATATTGTCCAAGCATATTAAACACACCTTCAATTTGCATTTGTTTATAGCGTACATAAGTGTTATTAAATATCTCGTAGCTATCTCGCATTTGTTGGCGGTTGCCTAATTGACCTGGAGTAGCAATACCGAACAAGTCAGGACTTGTAATTTGGTGTCCGCTAAATATGTTAGTTTGTATTAACTCGTCTACACGGCTAAAATCTTCTTTAGTTAAATCACTCGCACCTAAATCGTCTACAATAGGCTTACGAGTTAAGTCGTTTACAAACGCAAGTAAATACTTCTTGCCGTCTGCACCCGTATACATATTATCAAACTGCTTACTAACAAGGCGTTTCTCTTCAGGACTTGGTTCTCCGTTTGGTAAAGTAATAAGTTTACTTGCAGAAAACCCTGTTTGAGCATTACCCAAAACGTGCTTACTAACTTCTACATCACTTTCGATGTAATTCAAAGCACCAAAATAACCAGGAAGGCTATAAACGTTCATACCAGGTCGGTACTCCTTAACGTAAAGTATCTGCACACCTTGTGGGTTAGCAGGGTTAAAAGCATTATATACTTCAGCTTTTTCTTGATTGCGTGTAGCCTTCCAATCTTCTTTGTACCAAAATTGCGTGTTGTCTTTGTTAGTTCTAATCTTTGTATAATCACAATGCCACAACTCAGCTACCTGACCGCCCATTACAGACCAAATAACTTGGATATAAGCACCGCCAAATAGCTCTAAATCTAAAGCAACCTTTTTAGTTAGATCGTTAAGAGTTTCGTCTCTATTAACCTTCTTAACCATATCTTGCTCCCCTGCCCAACCATTGCCGACAATGTAGTTTACCTTGCCACGAATGATAGCGTTGTGCTTTGCAGATTTGTTAAATAGGTCT